GAGATCGCCGGCCGCAAGCGCTTCCTTGAACTCGAATGCGAGCTCGAAAAGGTGCTGACGACGCAAACCGACAGCGACGCGGAGCGCCTGGCCGTGTTCGCCGAGAACCCGCCGCCGCCCCTGCATTGACCGGGCTCCGGATGCAAATCAGATCGTGGGGCGAGATCTGGCTCGACAAGCGCGAGCTGAAGGCGCTGATGCGCTCGGCCGGCAACGATGTCGCCGTTAAGACCCGACGCCTGATCGGTCAGACGACCGGCACCGGGCGCTACTATGCCGGGGGCGGCGGGTCCGCCTATCGCGGAAGCTACCGCGCGGAAGGCTATTACGCCTCAGCGCCGGGGGCGCCGCCGGTCCAGGTGACCGGGACGCTGCGCGGATCATTGCGCGTCTATCCCTACGCCACCGGCAACGGCTTCGCCGTGCGCGAGCGCGCCTTTTACTCGCTCTTCCTCGAGGCCGGGGCGCATGGCGGCGGCAATCCCCACGGCGGCCGGCCGGGGGCCGCCGCTCGCGCTCGTGCTCGGGCCCGCCGGCATCGTGCTCGGGGTCGCTACCAGGCCCGGGTCCTGGCTCCCCGTCCGCATCTCGACGTGGTCATGGCCGACGAGCAGCCGGTACTCGAAAAGCGGGTGCGCTTGGCACTCGACCGCGGTCTGAAATGGCGGGAGACGAAGGCTGTCTGAGCGCACCGTGCCGGGGATCATTCCCGCGACGATCGACCACCTGCGGGCGAATTGCCCACCGCTCGGCGGTCGCGTCGCCGGCGCCGCCGACTTTCGCCTTGGGCTGGCCAAATACAACACCGCTCCGACCGTGCTGCCCTTCGCCTATGTGATCCCGCTCGGCGCCGAAAGCGACGGGATGGCGTCAATGACCGGGCTCTATCAATTCGTGCGGCGGACGGTCGGCGTCGTCGTCGAATTTTCGGCGACCGCCGATCGCCGCGGCCAGCAGCCGGCGATGGATACCGAGGCGATGGAGGCCTGCCTCAATTCGGCGCTCCTGAATTGGCTGCCGGTCGCTTGCCTTACCGTGAACCGCCAGGGCTATTGGCTGGCCGGCAGCCGCTTCCTCGATCTCGACCGCGCGCGCCTGTTCTTTCAATGGGAATACGCGCTCAACACGATCCTAGACGACACCGACGGCTGGCAAGAGCCGTGCGAGGACCTGACCGGAATTCAACTCGATATCTGGAAGGTCCCGCCGCAAGACATGGCGACCGACCCGCCGGCAGTGATCACCGAGATCGACGTGGTCAACGAGGTGGCGCCCCCGCTCAATCCCTGGCCGCCCGTGTGAAGGAGGACGAACGATGAAGATCAAGCCCGCGCCGGGCCGCATGGTGCGCGATCCGAGGACGATGCTGGCGCTGCCCGAAGAGGGGCGCGACGTACCGCGCACCCCGTTCTGGCTGCGCCGTTTGCGCGACGGGGACGTGGTCTTCGTCGACGAGGCCAGACCGTCGGCCCATCACGCCGCGGCGCGGCATAAGGGGACCTGACAATGGCAATCAATTTTACCTACTACCCCGACTCGAACCGGGTGCCTGGGGTCTATGTCGAAATGGACCCGAGCCAGGCGAACACGGCGACGGCGCTGCAACGAACCTTGCTGATCGGCCAGAAACTCGCCGCCGGCACCGCACTCGCCAATCATGCGGTCGAGGTCTCGTCGCTGGTCCAGGTGCAGCAGCTATGCGGGCGCGGCTCGATCCTCGAACAGATGGCCGCGAACTATCTCGAGGCCGACAATTTCGGCGATCTCTGGCTCTTGCCCCTCGTCGACAATCCCGCCGGCCAGCCAGCGGTCGGGACGATCACGATCACCGGACCCGCGGCCGCCGCCGGCACCCTCAATGTCTACATCGGCGGCATGCGCGAGCAGATCGCGGTCGATGTCAACGATGATGCGACGGCGCTGGGCGCGCGCCTGGCTGCGGCGATCAACGGCGACCATGAGCTCGCGGTGACCGCCACCGCGGCCACCGGCGTCGTCACCGTGACATCAAAGAATGCCGGCGAGGCTGCCAACTCGATCGACATGCGGCTGAACTATCTCGGCCATGCCGGGGGCGAATTCACGCCGGCCGGGATCACGGTCGCCTTTGCGCACATGGCCGGGGGCAGCGCCAATCCGGACATCACCGCGGCGCTCGGGAATCTCTCGGATCAGACCTTCGATTTCATCATCACGCCCTACACCGATGCCGCCAATCTCGACGTCTTGCAGCAATTCCTTTCGGACGCTTCCGGGCGGTGGAATTGGGAGCAGATGCTCTACGGCGGCGCCTTCTCGGCCTTTGTCGGGACGCTCGGCGCGTGCACCGCGTTCGGCAACGGGCGCAACGATCAGCACATGTCGATCATGGCCTATTACGACTCGCCGGACCCGCCCTGGGTCTGGGCTGCGCAGGTCGGCGGCTATTGCGCGGCGAGCCTGCGCGGGGATCCAGGCCTGCCGCTGCAATACATCGCAACGACGCTGAAGGCGCCGCCGATCGCCTCGCGCTGGGATCTCGGCGAGCGCAATACCCTGCTCTATGACGGGATGAGCACGTTCCGCGTCAATGACGTCGGCCAGGTCATCATCGAGCGGATGTGCACGACCTATCAGCAGAACGCCGCCGGCGCCCCGGACAACAGCTATCTCGATGTCGAAACAATGTATGGGCTAATGTTCGTCGCCCGCGATCTGACCGCCTATCTCTTGACCCGCTATGCCCGCAAGAAGCTGGTCAGCGATCAAACCCAAATTCAGCCCGGCTCGAATTGCGTCAATACGCCGATGATCAAGGCTTCGGTGGTCAGCGAGTACCGCGCCCTCGAAGTCGGCGGCTATGTGCAGAACAGCCAGACCTTCGCGCAAACCATCATCGTCGAGAACGCCGGCGGTGGGCTGGTCAAGATCCTGGCCCCGGTCGATCTCGTCAACCAGCTGCGCCAGATCGCGATCCTGCTGCAGTTCCGCAAATCGTGAAGGAGGTAGCCTATGCCGAATTGTGAACGCCTTGCCGGCATCACCAGTCTGACGATCGACGGAACCGCTTACATGGTGGTTTCGGATGTCACCTGGTCGCCGGCGCGCTGGAAGCGCGAGACGCTGGTCGGGCTCGACAGCGTGCACGGGTTCAGCGAGGTCCCGATTCAGGGCTACGTCGAGGCGACCTTGCGCGACAGTGGTTCGATCAGCGTCGGCGATTTCAACAACATGCGCTGCGTCGAGGTTCTGGTGACCCTCGCCAATGGCAAGGTCGTCGGCGGCTCGAATATGTGGAACACCGCTGCGCTCGAGGTGCGCGCCGCCGAGGGCACCTTTGTGGTGCGCTTCGACGGGACCCATGTCGACGAGCAAACGGGTGCGTTCCTGGGGGCCTGACGATGCTGGGACATACCAATGGTCCGCCGGTGCCGGTGGAGCCAGTAAATTTCCCGATCCCGCGCTTCGACAACCTGGTTCCCGGCTATCCCAGCGACGGTATCGCCCGGACCCTCGATCTCGTGCTCGATCCGCCGATCCGCATGGACGACGGGCGCGAGATCGACAACCTGCATCTTGAGGAACCGACGATCAACGAGGTGATCCAGGCCGAGGGCGAGCTGATCGCCGGCGGTCACGTGCAGAACGTCGACAAATACCGGGTCGCCCTGATCAGCCAGGCGTCGAAGACGCCGCGGACCGTGATCAATAAGATGCGCGTCTCGCAGGTATATGAGGCCTACAATTTTTTAATGGGCTTCTGGCCACCTGGCCATCGAATTGGCGTCTATTGACCGCCGAGCTCGCCAAGGTCTGGGGCTGGGGTCGCGCCGAGGCCGTGGACCAGACCGGAACCGAGCTGCGCTTCTGGCTCGAACAATGGAACCGCCTGGCCGCCCGCGACCGGACCGAGTGATCTGGATCGATGGCCGGCTATAGCGTCACCTTCACCGTCGTCGACGAGGCGACGCAGCAGATCACGACGATCCAGCGCCGGCTGCGCCAGTTGCGCGAACCGCTCGACAAGATGCAGCGCCAGATCGAGCACTTCGGCGACGTGCCGGTGTTGAAGAAAACCGCCGAGGGGTTCTCCGAGATCTCGAAATCCGGGGCCGAGGCGTTCATGTCGCTAAGCCGCCTGGTCCCGGTCATGGGCACCCTCACTGGCGCCGCGACGATCGGCGGCATGACCGAGCTCGTCAAGGGCTGGGCCGAATTCGGCAATCAGCTTACCCGTGACGCGACCCGGATCGGGGTCACCACCGACAAGCTGCAAGACCTGCAAAACGCAACCTTGCTCGCCGGCGGCGAGAGCCAGGATATGACCGGCGGGCTCCGGGGTCTGACCTCGCAACTCTACGCCGCCCGCATGGGCAATGCCGAGGCCGCCGCCTGGTTTCGCAAGCTCGGGATCGCGATCACCGACGCCAATGGTCAGTTGCGCGATTCGGCCGATGTCCTGCCCGAGGTCATTCGCAAGCTCGCCGCGATCCAAAATCCCGCCGAACGGATGCGCGTTGCGACCGGGCTGGGGTCCGAGAGCCTGGCGCTCTTGACTGAGCGATTCCTGCGCAGCGGCAAATCGATGGAGCAATGGGTTGCCGAGGCGCAATCTTACGGAAAACTGACCAAGGACCAGCAAGAGCAACTGGAACGCTACAACCAGGCAGTCGGCAAGCTGACCGTCGCTTTCACCGGATTACGGAATGAAGCCGGGGTGACGTTGAGCGAAGGGTTGGCGCCGCTATTCAATTCGATGGCTTCCTGGCTGCACGACGTGCAGCCGGCGATGATCTCGGGCATTCGCGGGCTTGGGGCACAAGTCAGCGAATTGGGGACAGATTTCGAGAACCTGGTCACCGACATCGAAAAGGGTAATTGGAAGCACCTGCTCTACGA